AACTTACCTGTCTTTTTGTATATCTTGTTTCTAGCAACAGTAGATACAAAAGGTATATTTGCTTTAACTAATTTTCTTAAATCATTTAATTCAATTCTATCTAAATGTTTTGAAAGTTTATTTGCTTGTTCAGGTGATATTCTTTTAGGTGCTGTACTAAAAGATTTTTTAAGTCTATCAATCATCTGTGAAGTAAATTCTTTTATTTCTAAAGCTTCTTCTACTCCAGCAAATAGTGGTGATTTAACAGTTGACATAGTTTTTTTAAAAACTTTATCTTTATATTGTTGTATCTTTTTCTTTAACACTTTTAATTTAAGTTTATCAGATACTTCATTAACATCATTTTTTAACATTTTTTTAGCAAGAGCTTTATTAGGACCTTTAAGAGCAGCTTTCTTTTGAGCGTCATAATACTTAATCATATCTTTTGCTCTTTGTATTCTTTTATCTCTTTCTGCCTTTGATAACTCTTGTAAATTTTCTTCTTTTACTTCTTCTTTTTCTTCTTTTTCAGCATCTTTTTTCTTTTTAAATTCTGCGTGTGCAATACCAATTGTTAAAGGTACTTCACCAGTTTCTGGATTTGGTTCTGGTTTAATAACTTTATTCTTTTCATTTTCTAATTTTTGTTTTAGAATATTGATTTGACCTTGAGCAGCGATTAATTGTTTTTCTAATGCGTCTTGGTCTTTTTCTTTATCTAATTTAATTTTTAGTTCTTTTTCTTTTGAGGTATCTTTTTCTTTATCTACATTATCTGTATCAATATTTGCTTCACCAATTAATTTTTTAACCATTGCTGGAGATAGTTTTAGTTTTTTTGCTATATCTTCTACACTTTCGCCTTCTTTATTTGCTTTAAAGATGTCACTAATTTTTTCGTTGACTTCAATTTCTTCATTATATTTTAATAACTCTTTATATACTACAGGATTTTTAGATAATCCTTTTTCTAATTTTTCTATTTCATCAACAGCTTTAGTCATATTATCTTTAAACTTTTTAGCAAGGTCTTTTGCTTTTGAAACTAATGTCCAACCATAAGTTTTTTCGTTAACTTCTGTTTCTTCCATTGCTAAATGTTTTTTAAGTTGTGAGAAATTACTACCATCGAAATCTAAATGTTTTTTAGCATACTTTATTAAATTAGGTTCTGATCCTGTAAACTCTACTTCATAATCAGAGTCCATACCTGGACCTACTCTACCAACTTTTACATTAAATGGCATTACTTCTTGTTTTAATTTATTGATAGATACACCAGATATATCTGATACAATTTTAGCTTCTTCTAATTCTTCGTTTTGTTTCATATCAGGATTATACATTAAATAATCTGAAACTGAATTGATATAGTCTTTTGCTTTTGTAATTTTAGATTGTACCCAAGCCTCTAAAGGATTGCCGTCATCTGATTTACCTTGTAAAGCAGAAGCTAATTGAGTAGCTTTATCAGCGATGGCCTCTAACTCACCTCTCGCCATTGAAATTTCGTGGTCTTTATCGTCTTGTTCTTTAATGCCTCTAACTTGTTTTAAAAGTTCTGACATTGTGTTTCTATATCTACTCATTTCTTCTCCTATAAAGCTGAATAAACAGCATCCCAATTTTGAATTTTTTTCTTTAAATTATTAATCATCATTTTTTCTAATCTTTGTCTTAAAGTGATAGCATCATTTCCAATTTCTCTTCCATAAGTATCGTGTATCATTTCTAAAGATTTGTAAGCGTCAGCTAATTTTCTATCTCTTAAAATTCTATCAGCTATATATCTTCTTGCTTCAAAGTGATTATTACTTGCTGTTTTAGCTTCAATATATTGAATATCTTGCTTAGAAGCGACAGCTTCATTAATTTCTTGTTTAAATTCTTTTAAAGTTTTAGTCATTTTCTTTTATCTCTATTACAAGTTTCCCTTTTCCTTTGTGTATTCTGTGATACACTAGTTTTTTAATTTCATACTCTTGTCCCATTAACAACGGTATGGGTAACTCATTATCCAGTTGTAACTTCCAATTGTTACTTTCAATTACTTTTATAGTTCGGTTCTTTTTATCTCTATGCCAAACTAATTCATCACTATTAACATCATCAAAAAAAGTTCTATAATGTTTTTTACCTTCAAATAAATCAAATTGTACATTATCAATATACGGTTTCATCTTACCAGAAAAAATTACCTCCGCCTGACATACCTAAACTCTTGGCATATCTTGGCAAGTTACACGCCCAATAAGCAGGCTTTGTTTTATCTTTTTGTTGGTCACATCTGTGACGAGCAGCAAAAGATTTTCTTGCCTCTGGATTTTTCAGTTTTACTGATAATCCTGTTGTGTCTCCCCAAGTAACTTTTTTAATCTTGTCACCATCTCTAACGAACACATAAAACTTTTTAGGTCCACCTCTTTTTGGTTTATTAAGTGGTGGGTTCTTTTTGTCTTCTTCTTCAATTGGCATATCTAATGGTACTTGTTCATTTTCGTAAATACCAAACTCACCAATATCTGTGTCAAGTAACTGTTTATCCCAATCACTTGATACTTCTAAAATTCCATCTCTATAAAGTTCTCTGGCTTCTCTAAACAACTTGTAAAATTCTTCACTATGTAAACGATAGATATTCTCTGCTAGAGGTATCTTATTCTCTACGTGATAGTGAACCGCTTTACTAATTCTATCTGTATAATCACTAAATTTTAACATCAATTTTCTCCATCATTCTTTTCACTACTTCGTCCAGTTTTGAACGCCATTCTTCTTTATATCTTTGTTTATATTTATCTATTGTGGAATCCGAGATTGCCCATTCTTCAATATCTTTTTTCTCTACATCTATTGTATTTTTCTTCACACTAATGTCAGTAGTTTCTGGTCTAGTTATAACTTTTTTGTTATTATCTTCTTGTTTACTTGGTACATAATTACCACCTTGATAATTTGAATCATAACCATCTTGTCCTGGTGTAACAGATGATGTATGTTTCGCATAATCGTGTCCTATATCGTATGCTTCTGGCACACAATTAGGTACTTTTTTTCCATTTTTATCTTTCATACCTACTTGTTTATATCCTTTCCAACAAGCATCTTGTAAATCTTTTCTTAACTCACCAAACATCTTCTTATATTTGAGTGTATGTTTAGACGGTTTAGTCTTCGCATCTTTGTCACCTGGCGCTGGTTTGTAATCATCTTCATCATCACTTTTCTTATACTTCTGTCTTTTGAAGAAATCAGCTCTCTTTTCTTTCTCACCTTTTTTTAAATCTTTGTAATATTTTTTAGGTTGAGTTCCAGGTTTTTTCGCCACTGTTTTATCTTGTGGCGTTTTATCTGTATCTTCTTCTATGTTAGATACTGCTTTAAATCCGTAATCTACGTCTAGGTTATATTCTCTCACTTCGACCTCTCTGTCCGCTGCGATAGGAATACAATCCCATATCCATGCTTTGTGTAAATTATTATTGTTATCTTCGAGTACAACATAATTTGTACCTCGTCTTTTTACTTGTCCTTGTATGTCTTCTTTGACATAATCTATTTTATCTCCTACGTTAAAAATCATCTCTCTAACGTATAAATCTCTTATTTGGTTTTGTTCAAACTCTTTTAATGATACTACTGGTTTCTCTGGCGCAGAGTGCATCATACCACCATATGAAGCAGCAAGATTTGGTTTAAGTCCCATACCAACTCTTACATTACCGAATATTCTATCTACATCTGCTGCGCTTCTATATGTTGCAGGTAAACCTTTTTTAAATGATTCTTTATCGCCTTTAACAGCGGCATCTCTCATCTTACTTGCTGACATTCCTACTGCACCATCAGCGTCAGGATCTCTATCGCCAGCAGATACAACTTTAATTGTATCAAAATCATAATAGCCGTGACGTGATTTTACTTGATTATATTTTGTTAATATTTTTTCAAACTCTCTAACTCTATCACTTCCTACAACCATTGTTACATCTGTAAAACCTTTTTTGTGAATACTAGTCATTAAATCTAAAACCATATTGGTAGGATTAAGTTCTAAATTACGTCTAGCAAATTTGAACATATCTCTCATAAATCTTAATTTAGCATTTGGTTCTAATGGATTCTTTTTACTATCTTGCGATCTACTTAAATATATTTTCTTTTCATCTGCTGGCAAAGATAAAACTTTTTGAATTAACTTTTGATGTCCAATCGTTGGTGGATTAAATCTACCAAAAGTAAATACCATAGACTTTTCTCTAGCTTCGTGTATTTCTAAATCTTGTACCTCTTTATCTGTAACCATACCATCTTCTAAAATCTTTTTACATTTCTTATAGAATTTTAGATAGTGATATTTTTCTAACATTTTATAGATAACATTTTTAGGTAATCTATTTTTAACACCATAAGTTCTAATTTGATCTGGTGACATATCTGTATCAAATGCTGCTCGTCTTTCGGCGTCAACACCATCACCAATTTTAACTATGTCTTCCAAACTATCTTCTATTTCTTCTAACTTATCTTTTATCTTTTCTTGTAAATTTAATACATCATTTGGTGTAAGTTCTTTTAATTCGTTGTAATCTATTATATCTCGTTTGAGTTCACCTTTTACTACATCTAACTCTTGTACTTTTCTTTCAAAATCTTTTACATATAAACTTGGATCGAAAACAAAATCATCTGGTCGTTTGATAAACTTATTTGTTTCTATATCAAACACAGCATCTGCTTTTTTGTTTTGGTCATCATAAGTTTTTT